CGCATCGGCGAGGAGGCGGCCGACAAGGACATCTGGAAGGTCTGGCAGACCAACGGCCTGGACGCCGACTCCGGCCTGGCCATCGTGGACGCCCTCGCCCAGAGCCGCGCCTTCGTGCTGGTGTGGGGCAACCCCGACGACGAGGACATGCCAGATGTCTCCTTCGAGAGCGCCCAGGAGGCCATCGTCGGCTACGAGCCGGGCAGCCGCCGCAAGCGCAAGGCCGCCCTCAAGGCGTGGCTGGACTCCGACACCAACATCGAGTACGCCACGCTCTACACCGCCGACTCCTGCTGGAAGTTCGAGCGCCAGAACCACGGCATCCACCCCCGCAGCGAAGCCAACGGAGGCTCCGTCGCCAGCGGAGGCGGGCTGCAGTGGACACTGCGTGACCTCAAGACCGAGCCCAACCCCCAGCCCAACCCGATGAACGAAGTCCCGATGGTCGAGATGCCCAACCGGGCACGGCTGGCCTCCGAGCCCGTCAGCGAGATCACCAACGTCATCCCGCTGCAGAACGCCGTCAACATCATCTGGTCGCACCTGCTGACCGCCTCGGACTTCGCCGCCTTCCCACAGCGCGTGGTGCTCGGCATGGAGGTGCCCAAGCGCGCCCTCACCGACGACGACGGCAACGTGGTCGGCCACGAGAAGATCGACATCGACCCGGTGGCCGTCGACCGCGTCATCTGGCTGGAAGACCCCGAGGCCAAGATCGGCCAGTGGGCAGCAGCCGACCTGCACAACTACACCGACGTCATCGAGGTCGCGGTCGGCCACATCGCCGCCCAGACCCGCACGCCGCCGCACTACCTGGTCGGCAAGATGGCCAACCTCTCCGCCGAGGCCCTCAAGGCAGCGGAGACCGGCCTGGTGTCCACGGTGTACGAGAAGCAGTTGTACTTCGGCGAGGCCATTCGCGAGATGGCCCGGCTCATCGCGCTGGCTCAGGGCAACAAGGGCAAGGCCGACGCGATGCGGACCGCGACCGTCCAGTGGCGTGACCCGGAGAGCCGCAGCGAGGCCGAGCTGGCCGACGCCCTCGGCAAGCTGGCCACGATGCTCCACGTGCCCGACAAGATCCTGTGGAGGCGCTACGGCTTCACCGACTCCGAGATGGAGGAGATGGAGAAGCTGCAGGACGAGCAGCAGCGCGCCGACATCGCCCTCATCAAGGCCGCCGGTGACGCCATGCCCACTACTCCGGGTATGGCCAAGCCTGGCGTGCCCAAGCCCGGCGTACCCAAGCCGAGCCCGCCCGGCGGCACGAGGCCCAAGCCGGTGACCCGCTGACATGGCCACGGCACTGGCGGCCGACCTGGAGCTTCTGGCGGCACATGAGCGCTCTCGCGTGCAGCGGATCGCCCTCGCCACACGGCTGGCCGTCGCCCGTCAGTGGAAGCGGCTGGACACGAGCGCGCTCACGGCGAGCTGGGACGGCGGCGTCGGCAGGCAAGCCACGCTCGCCGTCTCCGCCGGGCAGTTCGCCGCAGCCAAGGGCGCCACGCCGTTCGTCACCGCCGCGATGGCCCTACAAGACCTGGACCCGGACGCATCCGAGGGCACGCTCGTTGCTGAAGCCCTAGCTGGCATGGCCTCCGATGGTCGCCCGCTGTCCAGCCTGCTCTACGAGAGCCTCATCGACGTCAAGGAACGCCTCGGCCGCGGGGCCGCCCTCGACGACGCCCTGCGGATCGGCCTCGGCTCCCTGGAGCGGATGGTCGACACTCAGGTGGCCGACGCCGCCCGCGTGGGCATCTCGGTGGCCTCCCAGCCGCGCAAGGCCATCCAGTGGTTCTGCCGCACCCTCACCCCGCCGTCGTGCGCTCGCTGCGCCATCCTGGCGGGCAAGATCACCAGCATCGAGAAGGCATTCCAGCGCCACCCGCGCTGCGACTGCATCAACCTCCCGATCGGTGACCGCAAACTCGCCAACGAGATGACCCGCAGCCCGATGGACTACTTCAAGTCCCTGTCCGCGGCCGACCAGAACGCCACGTTCACCAAGGCGGGCGCTCAGGCTATCCGCGACGGCAGCGACATCTTCCAGGTCGTCAACGCCCGGCGTGGCATGTCCAGCGCGGGCGGCCGGTTCACCACCGAGGGCATGACCCGCCGCGGGCTGGCCGCCCAGGGGCTGCGCAAGGCTCCCGGTGCTCGCCGCCTCACGCCAGAGGCGATCTACGAGCTGGCCTCCGACCGCGACGAGGCCATCCGGCTACTGCGGCGCTTCGGCTACCTGACATGAAGGGAGTGGCCCCGCACCAGGGGACTGGTACGGGGCCACTCGCTGCCTGGCGCCGGGTCCGCGTCACGTCGCCCACGGACAGACGGGCTGTTCACGCATGGTCCGCTGCGGCCACGTTTGCCCCGGGCCTAACAGCGGGTGACTCCGATCGCGCCAGGTGGCTCCATTACGGGCTGGAGCAAGGCCGAGCCTAGAGCACTTCCCTCTCGCTCCGCTGCCCCGAGCACCGCCGCCAGAGCTTCACATCGATCCACAGCACCACCAGCCAGCCCACAAGTGCAGCGCCCGCCACGGCCAGCCACCAGCGGCTGTGTAGCGCCGCCCCGACCACCTGCAAGCTGGCTCCAGTCAGGACGAGCACGGTGCCGATGACGATGTGCCGTCCTGGCCGATACCTGGTCCTCACGTCGACTCCCGTCCAGCATGACGGGACGCGATGCGCCGGTCGGCCTTGGCCATCACCACGGCGTCGATGAGCCACAGCACGCCAGCGGCACCGGCCAGCGCGAGGACGAGTGCGGCACCGATCTCCGGCGTGCCGTTCTTGCCGGGCAGCAGGATCGACGCGGCCGACCCGAGGCTGACGAGGTAGCCCGCGCGCACCAGTGCCTCTCGCGCCAGGCGCATCCGTATCAGGGTCTTGAGGTTGACCCTCACTCGCCCGTCTCCTCGTGGAACGTCTCGACGTAGTCCAACTCCAGGTAGCGCCAGACCACCTCGTCGTCGAAGAAGTTCTCGGCCCATAGCTCCAGCAGCCTGATGCCCGCCAGGCCCGAGCCGTCGTAGAAGCAGTCGCCTTCCAGGACGTCGCACCCGCCCATCGAGGGCTGGTCGTCGTAGCGCGGCGTGGGTGAGTGGTAGCCGACGTCGACTGCCATGAGCGCGTGGCCATCGGCGGTCATGGTGTAGATGCCAGGTGGCGCCGTCTTGGCGTGCTCTGCCATCCAGCCACCGGCCAGGTGCTTGAAGTACACGAACTGCACGGCGCCGCGACGGCCGATCACGTACCACGTCGACCGCAGCGTCTCGTCCTCGCCCTGGCGTTCCGGCTTCTCGACCTTGCGCCGCACCAGGCGGCCCGTCTTGATCCCTCGCATCTGCCCACCTCCGTGGAGTCGGACCTTACCCATGTCACGCGCAAGGCGTGGCCCCTCATCCCGCAACGGGAGTTCTTCATGTCAGAGGCATCACCTGTCCTGCTCGGCTACCGCAAGGGTGGCCAGCCCATCTACCTCATCCAGGGTGGCTCCGAGCCAGCGGACCCGCCGACCGACCCCGCTCCGCCCGTGGACCCCGCGGACTCCGGTGACCCACCCCCGGCCGACCCGGCCGAAGGGGAGACCGATCCCCCTGGCGACCTGGGCGACGCAGGCAAGCAGGCCATCGACCGCATGAAGGCCAAGGTCAAGGAAGAGACCGCCAGGCGCCGGGCGGCCGAGGCCGAGGCTGCCGCACTGAAGGCCAAGTCGGCCAAGGACGCCGAGGGTGAGCCGACGCCGGAGCAGATCCGCGAGCAGGCCCGCACCGAGGCTCGCACGGAGGTGGCCCGCGACCGCGCGCTCGACCGAGTCGAGGTGCTCGCGGCCAAGACCTTCGCCGACCCCGCCGACGCCCGGGTGTTCCTCGCGGCCAACGTGGACGACTTCCTCGACGGCAACACAGTCGACTCCGACGCCATCACCGAGGCCCTGGCAGACCTGCTCAAGGCCCGGCCCTACCTCGCCACCGGGACGCCACGCCGATTCAGCGGCACCGGCGACGGCGGCTTCCGCGGCGGCAAGCAGAAGGACTTGGACACCCAGATCGCCGAGGCCCAGGCCGCCGGTGACGTCAAGGCATACCTGCGCCTCCAGCACCAGAAGTTCCCAACGACCACCTAACAGGGGCGGCGACAAGCCGTGCCCAGTCCTGAGAGGAGTGACCGGGCATGAGCGGACTCACCGCACTCGGCACGACGTACAACCTCCCGAACTACACGGGAATCCTCTACAACCTGACGCCCACCGACACCCCGTTCTTCTCCGCCATCGGGGGCCTGTCGGCTGGCAAGCAGACCGTCAGCAAGAGCTTCGAGTGGCAGAACTACGATCTGCGGGCGGCCGGGCAGAACGTGGCGCTGGAGGGTCAGGACGCACCTCCGGACCAGATCCGTGTCCGCGCGACGGCCAACAACGTCACGCAGATCCACCACGAGGCGACCGGCGTGAGCTACACCAAGCTCGCGGCCATCGGCGAGTCGGCCGGGCTCAACACGACCGGCAAGACCAACCCGATCCTCGACGAGCTGGACTGGCAGGTCGCGCAGTACCTCAAGCAGATGGTGCGCGACATCGAGTACTCCTTCATCCGGGGCACCTACCAGAACCCCAGCGACAACGCCACGCCGCGCAAGACCCGGGGCATCCTGGAGGCGATCACCACCAACGTCGCCAACGTCTCGACGGCGGTTCCCGGCGGAGCGGCCACCACGGCCACCGCCTCGACCGACCTCATCGCGGCGACGGCGCACGGCCTGGCGATCGGCGACCAGGTCACCTTCACCTCGGTCGGCACCGCCACGCCGCTGGACACCCAGACCACCTACTACGTGGCCAGCTCGGGCTTCACGGCCAACGCCTTCAAGGTCTCCCTGACCTCCGGCGGCGCGGCTGTGGACATCACGGCGGACGGCACGGTGACCGTCCAGAAGCGCGCGGCGATCACCAAGGCGTCGATCAACAACCTGCTGCTGTCCGCCTACACCAATGGCGGCCTGATGGACAGCGACACCGCCACGCTGCTCATCCCGCCGCAGCAGAAGTCGCTCCTGAGTGACCTCTACATCAACGGCACCGGCTCGGGCAGCCGCCAGGAGACCTCGCGCACGGTCGGCGGCGTCAACGTCAGCACCATCATCAGCGACTTCGGCACGCTGAACGTGATGCTCGACCGGCACATGCCCGCCAACACCATCGCCGTGGTCTCCCTGGAGCAGTGCTCCCCGGTCTACCTGGAGATCCCCGGCAAGGGGCACTTCTTCGCCGAGCCGCTGGCCAAGACCGGCGCCAAGGAGCGCGTGCAGCTCTACGGCGAGGTCGGTCTGGCCTACGGCGACGAGCGCACCCACGCCAAGATGGTCGGCCTTTCGATCCCGGCGTAACCACCAGCGGCGAAGCGAGGCATCCCCCCTGCGCGCGGACTACGGGTCTGCAGCGCCCGTGGTGCCTCGCTTCGCCGTGCCCGCAACCAGGAGGAATCCATGTCAGAGGGCACCCCGATCGACCTGGACAAGATGCGCTCGCTGGGAGTCCTCGGCCATGGGCGCACCAGGGATCACGTCCGAGAAGGCCGACGCCGTGACGGCATCCGGGTCAAGGCCACGACCGATCAGCTCGGCAACACCGTCACCGAGCACGCCACCAAGGACGACCGCGTGGACGTCCACATTCGAGCGCCGCACCTGTCACTGCAGGCCGGTACCCAGGAAATGAGGTAGTCCCGTGGCCATCACTGCATCCGGCCTCTACACCGCCAACATGATCGACGTGTTCGACGGCACCCAATTGGCCATCGACCTGTCGCTCACCACCCACAAGCTCTCGCTCATCAGCAACTCCGCCACGCCCAACTTCGCGGGCAACGGCGACGTCTCCTGGAGCGCCACCAACGAGGTCTCCGGCACTGGCTGGGCCTCCGGCGGCGTGGCTCTCTCGGCTGCAGCGGCGGGCGCCACCTCCACTTCGCCGACTCTCACGGACGTCGGCAACGTCGGCACGATGGTCTACGACATGAACGACGTGTCAGTGGCCTCGACCACGCTGACCAACGCTCGCGGCGTCCGCATGTACGCC